TGCCGCCCTCCGGCGCGCACACCTTGCCGCCCTTCTTGCGCTGCTTGGCTTCCTTGAAGACGTTCGGGTTGCCTGAAACCTTATCCGGCATTGCAGTTCTCCCTACTACCGCTCGGTTGCGGCGAAGATGTAGTCAATGGTCATGGTCTCCGCGCCGGCCTCGCCAGCCTGGATCGCCATGATCGGCGAAAGAGCGGCATCGGGGAAGTAGCTCGCCACGTCGAGAACCGCGATCGTCGTGCCGTTGAGCCCACCATACAGGTTGCCCGCGCCGTCATAGTACCACGTCAAGACGACAAACGTATCGTTGACCAGCGTAGTGAACGACGCCTTCGAGGTAGATCCGGTGGTCGCGTTCTTGCGGCAGATCAGATCGGCAGTCGCGACACCATCAAGCGACTGGAAATAAATGCCGTCGGTGATTGCGGTGCCGAATGGATCGGTGCTGACGTTCACGAGGCCAATCATCAGATCGTTCTGCGTGACGTCGCTCGCCTTGAAGCGGCAGGCCCAGAATGCCTTCTTGCCGGCGACCAGCGCGAACGAGGCCGGAGTCTTCTGCACCTCGTTCAGGTCGTTTTCGGTCGCGGTGTTCGTCAGAACCAGCCAACCACCATCGCCGGCAGCCAGCGCCTGCGTTGCACTGCCCTGCGTTTCCGTCACAGCCCAGTCGGCCGCCACGTATTGGTCAAAGTCGTTCCAGTACGTGTGGTACAGCGTCGGGTCGAGAAATGGCATCGCGCCATTCGCGCCGGTCGAAGCAGCGTTGGTCACGCCATCGGGGAAATTCGTCGTCGCCATGTCTCAAGCGCTCCTGCGGGCGGCTGTGCGAAACACGGCCGGGACTAGCCCGGCCATGCCGTGCGTGTCATCACGAGCTTGGGAATTCGCCCCAGGCAGCGCGCGGGTCGTTGTAGCCGAACGAATATCTTTCGTACGCTTTCACGAGCAGGTTGTCGGTGATGTTGTCGACCCACATGTCGCTCTCGTACGGAATACGGAGCATGTGGATCAGGCCCTCGATGTTCGTGGTGACGAACCACGCGTAGTTCGAGGTCAAGAAGTCCATCACCAGATGGCCTTCCGGCAGGCCGCCCGACGTCGTCAGGATTGCGTTGACGTCGTTGTTGGCCGTACCCGGCCGCAGCTCGGTCTTCAGCAGGCGGATCGCCACCGGCTCCAGATTCACCGGCACGATCAGGCGCCGCGCGCGGGCCAGGATCTTCAGGCCACGCTCGTTCACGAACTGCGAGCGGACGTTGGCCATGACGGTGAGCAGCGACTGCTCGTTCAGCGACTTCGGCACCGATGAGGTATTGGCCCACGTACCCGTGTCGTACGGGTGGTCGGTGGCAAACAGAGCCTTGCCGTCGCCGATCTGGACGTTGTTGTAGACGTTGCCGAGGTTGAGGACGTTGGCGCCCTGAATTTCCTTGAACTGCGCGAACGCTTCTTGGAGCTTCAGGTTGGTCGGGTTGAACTGCGCCTTGTAGAGGTTGTCGTCGATCGCCTTGCGGGTGATCGCGTAACCGAGGGCGACCTCGATATGCACGAACGCCCAGGTGAAGCGCTCGCCGGCGTTGTTGTCGAACTGCGTCGCCGCGCCTTCATCCTTGAGGAACGGCAGAGCAACGAACGCCATCTGCGTCGAACGCTCGACCGCCATCGCGGACTTGTGGGTCTTGAAGACCTTGTCCCACTGGCGCGGGATCATCTCATAGGAGCCGCGGACGTCAAACAGCCCCGGCAGGAGTTCCGAGCGGATGCTCGCAAGTGCAATAGGCATCTCTCAGGGCTCCCCTTATGCCAAGCCGGTCAGTTGCTTGAAGTTCTGGTTGTTGAAGGCCACGATTGCCCATCCGTAAGCGGTGGACGGGTCGCTGCCGTTGCCGATCTGGCCGAAGTTGCCCGAGGTGGTGACCGGGGCGACGACACGGAATGGCAGGGTATTCGTGGTGTTCAGCGACGATTGGTCGATCGTGGCACCCGAGTAGCCGGTCGAGGTATTGCCCGTGCCGGTCACGAAGGAGACGTTCTCGCCGATGTTGGCGGTCACGATCGAGGTGTTGAGGGCCGCCACCATGAACAGCGCGTTGGGCGCGTCGATGATGTAGGCGACCGGGTCCGACACCGCGCCGGCGCCCGGCCAGTACGGCGACCACTGCGGATAACTGCCGGTCGGCGTGTACTGGCAACCGTCGAACACGCCGGCCAGATTCGTCGAATACGTGGTCGACGAGGCGTTGGTGGCCTGCTCGATCTTGCCGGTGGAGGTGTTGCGGATGACCGGGTCACCCCGGAAAATCTTGGTCGTGTTCGCCGAGGCAATGAGCCCGGTCGAAAGCTGGTAGTCGGGCGCTCCACCACCGAGATATCCGATGTGGCGGAAGCCGAACGATGCCTGGGTGTTAGCCACAGAAATGCTCCGGTCTCTACGGGGCTTTCCTAGCTCGCGTGGCCGGGGAGTTCGCCTTGGGAATTTTGGTGATCGCGGCCCGCTTGGCCTGCGCAGATGCTGTGGCGTTCAGCTAATTCAAGGAACCGGCCCGGCTCCAGTAACAGTCATTTGAGATTCCATATGCGGAAAATTAGGAACCGTCAATAGGTAGTAGCCGCAACTCGAATAGATGCACGATCTTGGGAACGTTGCGGCCTCCACCGTCCCACTTAATCGTGCACCACGTTGGTGGCGCCGTCAGATTGCGGTTGCTGGGCGGGGTTGAAACCGATGCAATCTCGCCGATGCGCCCAGAAGCCTTATGCTGGACGCGCTCTCCAATCTCACCCTTGGGGCAATCAAGCGGCGCTTTGGCCATCGAACGGTGTCTCCATGCGAGCCACCGCTTTGCGCCAATTGTCCTCGGCGCCGAGGTATTCAAGCATCACCAAAGGCGTGGCTGACATCGGAATTGCCAGCAAATTGGCGCTGGGGTCAACCCCGGGCCAGATGTCCTTGGCGCTCCTGAAGTAATTGTTCGGATTGAAGTATGGGCCGATTGACCAGTAGGCGCGATACCCGATGTCATTCAGAACGCGCGCAATATCCGAGGTGTCGTCGGAATTGCATTCGACGTAAAGGATGGGCTGCGCATCGGCGATCGTGCCGCGCGCTCCCTGGAGAACTTCGGCCTCCATTCCCTCGACGTCAATCTTGATCAGCCGCGGCAGGATGCCGAGCGAATCAATGGTCTCCATCTTGCCGGGCGCTCCGTTGGCACCGGAAGCACGCAGCGACATCATGCCGAAATTGAATTCCTGATTATCGGGTGGCAGCGCCGGGACGAACGTAGAACCATCTTCCGGACCAGCGGCGCTCAGATGGATATCCACAATCTTTGCGTAGCCGTTGGCTCGAACATTTTTTCGCAGCGTGTCCACCAGACGCGGCTGCGGCTCAAAGGCTACCACTTTGCCTTCCGCTCCAACCATTTTGGCGAAGGCCACCGCATGGGTGCCGATGTTGGCGCCGACGTCGACGATCAAATCGGCGGTGCCAACAAACTTGCCGAGCAATTCGATCTCGAACTCGCACCATTCGCCGTATTCGATCAACGATCGGCCGATATAGGCGTCGTTAAGGTTCACCAAGAACATTCCGTGCTTAGTTCGAATCCAACTGAAATAGTCAGGGTACACCGTATTATCGAAGGTCGGCGCCCCCATCCGCTCCGCGATGGCGTTGCGGAGCTTGTGCGAGGCTGCGGCACCAAGGATTGGCACCAACTCTTGCGCCTCCTGCAGGGTGATCGCATCGCGCTCCAGGAACGCAGTGAACTTGTCGTCGGCATGCTCCATGTTGACCGCCAACTGCTTCTGCTGTTGCTCAGCGAGGCCCTTTTGCTCCCGCTCCTTGGCAAAGCAGTGCGAGAACTCATAGGCGCCGACATGGGCGATCTGGTAGCCGGTCGATCCCCAAATCTTGCCGCCCGTCTGGCGATAGCGCCGGCAGAAAGCAATGTCTTCGCTGACCTTGCCGGTGGGAATCCGGAAACTGTCGAAGAAACCGAACGTCCGTTTGGCACCCATGAACCGGGTTTCCGGCACCGAGACGTAGTCGTAGATCATCTCCGGAAACTTGGCGATCATCGCGGCTACCGCATCCCGGCGAATCAGCAGGCAGCCGGCGCCGAGGCCTTCGACCTCGATAAACCCCGATCGATATTCCGGCGATTCGATCCCACTACCCACCCACTCGATGGGGAAGCATTTCTTGGGATAGATCGCGCCGACCATCGGCTCGCCGAACGTCAGCATGTCCAGCACCATGTTCGGGTGGAAGCCCATGTCCGCGTCCACCATCAGCATGTGCGTGCTGTCGGGACAGCAGTCATACCAATAGGTTAGGGCGCAATTGCGGGCCTCGTCGATGTCCGGCCACGAATAGGAAGCGATCGAGGCCAGAATGCCCTTCTGGTAGAAGGCGGACATGAGAGCGTGGGTGCTCTCGAATGTGGTCGTGGTGATTTGCCGGCCGAACGCCGGGATGAAGATGAAGACGTTCGCCATAGATCAGGTCCCGTCATCCAATTGATGCTGCGGCACAGGAATGTCGAGGCCAGGGTCGATGCTCATCCGCATTTCGCCGGCCTGACCGCGGGCGCGGGCCACGTTGGCGCCGGGCAATTGCTTCTGCGTCATGCGCAGCGCGTCGGTGCGGTCGCGGATCAGCGCCTTGGCGCGGGCCGTGTCCTCTTCCTTGGCCTCGACGGTCAGGGACAGGGGCCGTTCCTCCAGCCGCAGGCCATCCACCACGATGTCGCCGACGTGGCCATGCGGCGTCCAGCGGCCGGCAAACCGGGTCGACGGCACCGCGCGCCAGCCGTTCTCGTGCATGGTCAGATCGGAGTTGACGATCTCGTTGATGCCTTGGCCGAGAACCGTGACCGGGTTCCACTGGTAGGACCAGCCCTGCGGGACCTCGGACAGGTCCAGATGATATTTGTCGCCGACTGAGGTGCGCCGGCGCGTGAGCTGCTCACCGCCGCGACCAGCCACCACGATGCCGCCAGAGCGGGACGGCTCTCGCACGGTATCGCGGCTGGCCTCGGGGCGGCTGGGCGGGCGCGGCGCGTTGCGGCGCACCGGAGCCGCGGTATAGGCCTCATCCTCCTCGATCGTACGGCGGGCCTGGGGCGGCACCAGCGGCGGACGCCCCGGCGACTTGCGCTTGGCCCCCGGCTTCGGTCCCGGCTTCTTGCGCTGGATCTGCGGAGCGTCTCCGCCCATCGGGTCATTCATCGGCTTTTTCCTTCAGTTTGGCGCGGACATTGTCGATCGCGCGGGGCAGGAGCAAAGTATTGAAAGTCGGCCCTTTGGGAATAGATGG